ATAGTTGTCGGTGGCATAGCTATATTTCTAGGCATAGCAACATATGCAACTACATACATTTTTAAAAAGCGTGAAGATAAACGCCGTTTAAGAGATGAAGCAAGAAAAGAAGAAATTCACACACTGACATTATTAGCACTAAAGCGTGATGCAGACGGTTAGATGAATGTCACTAATCACATTATCTTTGCCTAAAAGCCAGCACACAGCTGAAATAGAGATTGAGCAGTTAACTATTCGCGTTAAGTCAGGCAATAAAATACACCAGGTCTACCACCTAAGCGGCTGTGAGTTAGGTAAGTGCTGCGTTAAAGATCAACACTCACCAACGCACACAGGTAAATTGTCTGATGCTCGAGAACTAAACCACATTTTAAAGCAATTTAATTTCACGTCATTTGTGCATGACAGAAAGCAACCTGATGGTTCATTTATTACCAAAGAGTACAAGGTTAAGTAATGATAAAGATTAAGTCAAAGGGCGCAGTTAGTATTGGCACAACAGTGCATCAAGACGGTGTTGAGTTGAAAGGAATAACAAGAATAGTAATTGATCCTATAGAGATCAACAGCACCATAACAGCAACAGTTACATTCTTAGTAGACGAATTAAACATTGAAGCTGATGCCGATTAGACCAGGTAAAGCATGCAGGGTCACAACATGCCCAAGTATAGTTAATGATCGTAAGTATCAAGGCTATTGTGAAGCACACAAAGACAAGGCTGGATGGTTACTTAACGAGAAGAATAACGGCAACCGACACCAACGAGGCTATGGTTCTCAATGGGAAAAGTTAAGGTTGATCATACTAAGACGTGACAAAGGTCTATGCCAAGAATGTATCAGAAAAGGTATAGCTAAAGCTGGCTCTCATGTGGACCACATCAAGCCCAAGGCTCAAGGTGGTACAGATTATCATAGCAACTTAGAAGTCTTGTGTATCTCTCACCACCAAGCTAAAACCGCTACTGAGAGACAGGGAGGGGCGGGTCAAATCCCTACAGCCTAACCACACAGTACCGTCGCCATACGTTTTCTTACACACCCGCAACTTTTAAACTTTTTTAGGAACCCAAATGGCAGCACCAAAACCAACACCTACAGTTCTAAAGCTGATCCAAGGTAACCCTGGCAAGCGTGCTATAAATAAAAATGAACCCAAGCCAGAGCGCGGCATACCAAGACGCCCGGCACACTTGGACGCAAAAGGAAAAGTAGCTTGGAAGAACCTTTGTAAAACATTAGACAAAATGGGCGTGCTAACTCTTGCTGATAGCTATGCTTTAGAAATACTTTGCAGTATTTATGCCCGTATTAGAGATTTACAAAAAGCGCTTAAGGTTCACGGTTCTACAACTTATACAGCTGTTAATAATGCTGGTGACGAAATGCATAAATCTATGCCAGAAGTTCAACAACTTGAAAAAGCTGAAAGTTTGTTTAGAAGTTACATAACTGAATTTGGTTTAACACCAAGCTCCCGCACAAAACTTGAGACAGCAGAAAATCAAGACAAGGATGATCCGCTGTCTAAATACGGCATTTAATGGCAACGCTGCAATCTTCTTGTCAATACGCTGTTGATGTATTAGATGGGAAGGTTTTAGCTTGTAAAGAAGTAAAGCAAGCCTGCCAAAGATTTTTAAATGATTTAGATTCCAGCTGGTGGACATTTGACCAAGACAAAGCCAGTAGAATTTTAGATTTTTACCCAGATTTTATAAGACATGTGAAAGGAAACCTAGCCGGTAAGCCTTATGATCTTTCAGACTGGGAAGGCTTTATTCTGATAAACCTATTCGGTTTTGTAGATAAGAACGGATTTAGAAGATTTAGAACAGCTTACATTGAAGTAGCCCGTAAAAATTCTAAGTCCACATTTTGCTCTGGTATCGCTTTGTACATGACAGCCTTTGATAAAGAGGGTGGATCAGAAGTTTATAGCGCCGCAACAACACGCGACCAAGCCAGAATAGTTTTTGGTGATGCACAAAACATGATCAAGAAATCCGCACCACTTAAAAAAGTGTTTGGGGTTCACAAGCTAAACATTCACCATTTAGCAAGCTCAAGCAAATTTGAGCCGCTTTCTAGTGACGCAAACACACTGGATGGTCTTAACGTTCATTGTGCTGTAATTGATGAGATACATGCTCATAAAAGCCGCGAAGTTTGGGACGTTGTAGATTCTGCTTCTGGTGCTAGGGAACAGCCTTTAATATTGGCCATCACTACAGCAGGATTTAATAAACAGGGTATTGGATATGAGCAGCGCGGGTATGCAATCAAAGTTCTTAATAATGTTACTGATGATGATACTTACTTTGGCATTATTTTTACACTTGATGAAGGCGATGATCCTTTCGATGAAAAAAATTGGATTAAGGCAAACCCAAACCTTGGACGGTCAAAGCGACTTGACTACATGCGAAGCCAAGCGAAAAAAGCAAGAGAAATACCAGCAGCACTAAACAACTTTCTAACCAAACATTTAAATATCTGGGTTAATGCGGCGGTTGCATGGCTTGACATGATCAAGTGGGAACGGTTACCAGAGCGTGGAAGCATAGAGCATTTAAAAACTCTGCCTTGTTATATCGGTATGGACCTAGCAAACAAGCTAGACGTTGCTGCAGTCGTGGCAGCGTTTCAGGATGGTGATCAGATACATTTCATATGTAAATTCTATTTGCCAGAAAACACCATTTTTACCAAGGCCCGGACTATAGGCAACATGTATGACACATGGAGTAAGCAAGGTTATTTAACGCTTACTGACGGTGACATTATAGACCACGAAGTAATCGAGGCTGATATTAGACAAATGCTGACGGAATTCGACGTTCGAGCAGTAGGCTTTGATCCTTGGGGCTCAACACAAATGTCAATACGCTTATCTCAAGACGGCGCACCAATGGTTGAGATACCGCAAACTGTTAAAAACTTATCTGAATCAATGAAAGAAATTGAAGCAAAAGTTATCAGCGGCACCTTACACAAAGATAAAAATCCAATGATGGATTGGATGGCTTCAAACATCGTTGTGAAGATGGATAAAAACGAGAATTACTTTCCAAACAAAGAGCACCAGGACAACAAAATTGATGGGATGGTTGCATTATTTATGGCTATGAATCGAATCCTTACACAAACGATAAAGATTGAACCGAGCATTAGGACACTATGAACTTATTGAAATCAATTTTCAGACGTAAGAGCACAGATTTAATAAATACGTCTAAAAAATTAGCTGATTTAGAAGATGATTATGAATCAGATTCAGGCGTTTCTATAAGTTCATCTAACGCATTGCAAATAACAACCGTTTATCAGTGTGTAAAAGTTATTGCTGAATCAATTGGTATGCTGCCTTTAAACGTTATGGTTGAAACTGCATCAGGAAAAGAGAAAGCAATCAACCATCCTGCACACAGATTGTTATCCATCGCGCCGAATGATTATCAGACCGCGCAAGAGTGGAAAGAAATGGTTGCTGCTCACCTATGTTTAAAGGGTAATCATTACAGCTATATAAACCGTGTATTTGGAAAAGTTGTAGAATTATTACCTTTAAACCCTTCAGTAGTTATACCTAAGCTTAAAGATGATTATTCTGTTGAATATAAAGTCACATTTATAAACGGCGAAACAAGAACTTTACAACAAGATGAAATACTACACATAAAACAATTTTCTGTTGATGGCGTAAACGGCATATGCCCCATATCTATGGCGCGTCATTCATTAGGTTTAGCGAGAGCCACAGAGCAACACGGCTCATCATTATTTAAAAACGGTGCCAATCCTTTTGGTGGGTTTAAAACTAACGACAAATTAACTGATGATCAATACAACCGACTCAAAGATTCAGTTTCGGATTACCAAGGCTCTAAAAATTCATTTAAACCTTTAATACTGGAGGGTGGACTTGATTGGGTTCAGGTATCAATTACACCAGAGGACGCGCAGTTTCTAGAAACAAGAAAGTATCAGCGTTCAGAGATAGCCGGAATATTTAGAGTACCACCACACATGATTGGTGATTTAGAGAAGGCCACATTTTCAAACATTGAAAGCCAAGGTTTAGAATTTGTTACGCATTCACTGATGCCTTATCTAACGCGCATCGAAAACAGAGCTCGCATCTCATTATTTAACGAAAAAGACCAGCTGACTTACTACGCAAAATTCAATGTTAACGCTTTATTGCGCGGCGATATGAAAGCCAGAGCAGAGTTTTACAATAGCATGACAAATATCGGAGCTATTTCACCGAATGAAATCAGACAAAAAGAAGATATGAATCCAAGAGAAGGCGGTGATATTTACTTAACCCCATTAAATATGGCTATAAACGGCAAGCCAGCAGAGGAAAATACAGATGAAAACCAAACATAAACTTCACACAGAATTTAAAGTTAAGTCTGTTTCCGATAATGGTGAGTTTGAAGGCTATGGATCTGTCTTTGGTGTTAAAGACTCTTACAACGATATAGTTGTGAAGGGAGCTTTTCAAAAGTCATTAGATAATTGGAAAACAAAAGGCTCTATGCCTGCTTTACTTTGGCAGCACAAGATGGATGAACCAATCGGTATCTATACAGAAATGAGCGAAGACGAAAACGGCTTAATACTAAAAGGCCGTTTGCTTATTGATGATGATCCACTGGCCAAGCGAGCACATGCACACATGAAGGCGGGATCTATTACTGGTTTGTCAATCGGTTATTCACTGAATGATTATGAATATGATAACGCTAAAGACGCTTTCATATTAAAAGAAATTGATTTGTGGGAAGTGTCCGTTGTGACGTTCCCAGCAAATGATGCAGCAAGAATTTCGGACGTTAAAACAGCCCTTAAAATGGATAAAATTCCTCAACCTTCCTTAGTTGAGCGATGCCTGCGCGATGTAGGTTTTACACGTTCACAATCAAAAGCTTTTATGGCTGATGGTTTTAAGGCTCTGCGTGATGTAGAGAGCGACAAAGATAAGGCGCTAAAGGCGCTTAAAACCATCGTAATTTAATAATTACACAAACTAAACATGCCGCTTAATTGCGGTTTTTTGCATTCTATAGGAGCCTATCATGGCTGTTGATAATCAAGATTTTAAAGAAGTAGCTGATGCGATTACAGCTAAATTTACAGATTTCAAAAAAGCAAACGACAAGCGCATTGAAGCAAGTGATGCTGAAAAAACCAAGTTAACTGATAAAGTTGATGGATTAAACGAAAAGCTAACAGAGTTTGAAGCGTTTAAAACTGAACTTGAATCGCTACAAAAAAAGCAAAATCGACCAGGCATATCAGATGCTGCCAATGCCGAGTATAAAAAAGGCTTTGCTGACTTTATGCGAAGCGGTGACACAAGCGGTATTGATACCAAAGCAATTAACCTTGGTGCTGGTGATGATGGTGGTTTTGCAGTGCCCGAAGAATTAGATCGCGCAATACTTGAGCTTGAACGTGATGTTTCACCCATGCGACAAGTCTGTAATGTCATAACCGTAGGCTCTGATGAATATAAAAAGCTGGTTAACAAAGGCGGTGCCACTTCGGGTTGGGTTGGTGAAGAATCCGAAAGACCAGAAACTGATTCGCCTAAACTTGGTCAATTACTAGCTTTCATGGGTGAGATTTACGCAAACCCTGCAGCAACGCAAAAGTCCTTAGACGATATTTTCTTTAATACTGAAGCTTGGTTACAACAAGAAGTGGCAACTGAGTTTAACGAAAAAGAAGGTTTGGCGTTTTTGTCCGGTAACGGCACAAACAAACCTAAAGGTATTCAAGCCTATGATATGGAAGCAACAGCAGATGCTTCGCGTGATTTCGGTAAGCTTGAAAAGTTAGTTGCAGCCAGCACAACTCTTGTAACAGGCGATGAGTTAATTGATTTAATTTACAAGCTAAAGGCAGGTTACCGCCTTGGCGCTTCATTTATGATGAACACTTTAAAACTTGCTCAGGTCCGTAAGTTAAAAGACAGCGATGGTGCTTATATATGGGCACCAGGTTTACAAGCTGGCCAACCATCTTCACTACTTGGCTATGCGGTTACTGAAAATGAAGATATGCCAGCATCAACCGCCAACGCAAACGGAATAATGTTTGGTAACTATTCAAGAGGCTATACCATTGTCGATCGTATGGGCACCCGCATATTGCGTGACCCTTACACCAACAAGCCTTACGTTCAGTTTTACACTACACGTAGAACGGGCGGGATGTTGACTGACAGCAATGCGATCAAAGTGCTAACACAAGCATCGTCTTAATAAGATAATAAGGAGAAGGGGTGAAAGCCCCTTTTTTATAACTATGAAAGCAATTGAAACATTTAAATATTGTGTTGATGGAAATAACATTACAGAAATTAAAGAAGGTGAGGAAGTGCCAGAAATAGCTCAAGCGTATGCACTTAAAAACGGCTATTCAGAAAAGTCTGAATCAGCACCAGAAAACAAAGCGGAAAAGTCTCAATCAGAACCAGAAAACAAAGCGGCAAAACCTGAATTAAAGAATAAATCAAAGTGATAACAATCGATCAGTGCAAGTCGCAATGTAATATAGAGTTAGAAGAACTCGAATTTGATCGTTGGTTTAGGCAAACAATACCAGCTGTAACTGCATTGATAAAAAATTATCTTAACCGTCCTTTGTATGATTCAAAAGATGCTCTTGATGCAGCCAAAGCAGAGCTAGAAGATGAAGATACATCATTAAATACAGCCATTATATTTAGTGATGATTTAAAACATGCAATGCTTATGATGATTGCACACTGGTTTGAAAATAGGGAAACAACATCATCACTGACAATCAAAGACGTACCTATGTCCTTTCATTTTTTAGTTGACCCTTATCGGTTGAGAGCAAGATGATCCGCGCTGGAAAACTACGACACACTTTGACCTTTAAAGTGAAAAAAGAAACTAAAGATGATTACGGTTCAACAATTGAGTCATTCAAAGATTCATTTACTGCTAAAGCAGAAGTTTTAGACTCCAGAGCAAGCAGCGGAATTATTTCAGATGGGCAAGATCTACAAAAAACAACTTCATTTAGGTTGCGATACAACCGACGGATAGAAGAAACGCTTTTTATTGAATATAAGGGCGATCACTACGAAATTGATAGTGTTGAAAATATCAGCGGCCTAAACCGTGAATTAATAATTGATGCAATCAAATATGTATAAAACTAATGGATTAAAAGACCTAGAAAAAGCAATGTCGCAACTTGGTAAGCAAGCAGGATTTGCAGCGCTAACCGGCGCACTTAGGGACGCATCAAGACCAATCATTAAATCAACACGCGCAAGAGCACCAAGCAAGACCGGTAACCTAAAACGCGGAATAATAGCAGAAGTATTTAAAGGTAAAGGTAAGCGCGATGATGTTGCCACCTTACACATCGGTTTTAGCATAAAGCGTAAAAATTCAGCGTTTTATGGCTCATTTCTAGAAAAAGGTACTAAGTCTCATAGAATACCCGGTAGTAAATCAGGTAGAGGCAGGAACAAGCGAGATAACAAGGCAAAAGTCTCTTTTGGGGGTAAGGTTTATTCTAACGTTATGCACCCAGGTATCAGAGCAAAACCAATGTTATTGCCTGGCTTTCAAGCCGGTTATAAGCAATCAATACCAATTTTTGTTAAGCGTTTACGTGAACGCATAATTTTACAGGCTATAAAAAAATATGGAAAGGTCACTTAACTCCATTTTATCCGGTGACGCGGAAATTAGCGGCGCTGTTTCTGGAAGAATTTCAATTATAAAACGTGATGATCTGTTTCCTGCAATTACATATGAGAAAACAGGGCGTAATCAAGAAAGAGACGTATCAGGCAGAGTTTCTGGTGTTATTGAAAGCTCAATGCAAATAATAGCAAGGGCAAAAACTTACAGCCAAGCTAAAACAATCGCTGATTTAATTACTGTAAAGCTTGAAGGTCTTAGGGGTGATGAATATGGTGTAAATATCATGCTAACTGTTCAAAATGACGAATCATCAAACCAGCTTTTGGAGCCAGATATAACTGAAATAACACTGGATTATACTTTTTACCATAACTAAACCACATTAAATTTAACCCCCAAATAAGCCGCTTAAATGCGGTTTTTTGCATTTTATAGGATACAAAAAATGTCTACCACTTCTACCACTATTATTGCAGGCTCCACACTTTCATTCTCTGTTGATGAAGGTTCAAACTTTGTTGAAATCAATGGTATTCAAGAAATTCCTGAATTTAAAGAGGAGTCTGGCGAAAGAGATACCACAACCATAAAAGATACTGTTAGGCAGTTCGATACAGAAATGGACTCCCCAACCGAGCAAAACTTAACTGCTTTTTATCTAAAATCTGATGCTGAACAGCTTGCATTTCGCACATTAGCCCGGTCAAAAGGCTCATGTATTATGAAAGCAGAATACCCAGACAGTGACGGCCTACAGTTCCCAGCTTCGCTTAAAAATTACGGCATAAATTCGGGTGACGCGCCTTCAACCAAAATGTGGTCGTGTGTTATTCGTAGAACTGGCCCGATCGTATTTGATGAATCAGTATCGTAATGGATTTTTTAAATAAACTTCAGTCAGTAAGGGACCAGATAAAACCGGTCATTGTTAAGCTTGAGGATTTGGGTGTTGATGTTGAAATCATTCAGCCTTTCTTATCTCAACGTATCGCATTAATTCAGAACGAAAGCGCCAAGGATAAAAAGAACTATTCATTTTTAGTGGTGGCTAATTGTTTATCTGAAAAAGGTGTTAGGCAGATTGATGTTTTAGGTTATGAGGAAATTGCTCACGGGCTAGATGTTCTTAGCGAAACAGACCTGTTAAATCTTTTTACTGAGTGCGAAAAGTTATCAAAAACATCAATTAAAGATGTAGAGGACGCGAAAAAAAACTGATAAGTGCTGAAGGCATGATGTTTGTTTTTAGATTGGCGCGAGATTTGGGAAAAACCGTAGGTGAGCTATCCAGTATGACAAGTCAAGAATTTACATACTGGATGGCGTTTTATGATTATGAAAATAGTCAATCACTCGAACAACTCAGGAAAAACAAAAAACCATGAGTAAAACCGTATTAGCTCAACTAGTCACAAAAATGACGGTTGAATCTACCCAGTTCAAGCGAGAATTGGAAAGAACAACCGCTAAAACTGTGAAATTTTCACAAAGCCAAAATAAAGCGGCTAATGATTCAGGAAAGCTTGCGGCAAGTCAAAAAAGAACTTCTTCAAGCACTAGATCTATGTCAGACGCTTTTAGGCAAGCCGCCAATTCGGCTGCTACTTTGAGTGGTCCTATGGGTGGTATATCTAGCCGACTTGGCACCTTAGCAACAGGAATGGCTACAGTGGGGGTTGCAGGGGTTGCGCTTGGTGCTGCAATAGGTGCTATTTCTTTTGCTGTAATCGCTTCAGTTGGTGTTTTTTCAAAACTAGAGCAAGGGCTTTTAAGAACAGAAGCTTTAGTAAAAGCAACCGGTGGAGCATCAGGAAAAACCGCAGAACAACTTGAAGAACTAACCAGAAGTGTAGCACTTTCAACACTTGCTAGTGTTGAAGGGGTAAGACAAGCAGTTAACGTTCTACAAACGTTTAAGTCTATTCAAGGTACATCGTTTGAAAGAACAATAAAACTATCACAAGATTTAGCGGCGGTGATGGGTTCAGACATCAAGAGCAGCGCATTACAATTAGGTAAAGCATTAGAAGATCCAATTCTCGGTTTGAACTCACTAAGACGCTCTGGGGTTTCATTTTCTGAGTCACAAAAGGAAGTAATCAAAAACTTAGTTGCCACTGGCCAAACTGCCCAAGCGCAGGTAATGATCCTTGACACGTTAGAAAAACAGGTTGGTGGTGCTGGTGGTGCGGAGGCTGGTGGATTGGCAGGGGCGGCAGATACATTATCGCAAAGATGGCAAGAACTACTGGAGAGATTTGCACAAACATCTGGTGTTGGTGACACAGTAACTTATACGCTTAACAGAATTGCTAGAGGCATGAATATAGCGAATGAAGCGGCACTGGGAGCCCAAACAAGTGCCGAAAAGTTAACCGCTCTCTTTAATGAATATAGAATAATACAAACAAAGATTGATTCAGGCGGTAAAGTATCCAGTGTTTCAAAACAGCGTGTAGAGCAAATAAAAGAAGAAATTAAAGCTATAAACAAACAAACCTCAGAAGAGTCAGAGATATTTAAGAATGGGGCAATTGATAGAAAGCAACAGGCAGAAGATGCCGCCAAGTCGTTAGCAGATAAAAATAACACACTAGGTTTAAAAACACTTGTTCTTCTAGAAAGGCAGATGGCAGATGAAAATCAGCTAGTTATTATTAAGCACCAAGAAAAATTAACTGCAATTGAGGGACTAAACTTATCAGAAAAAGAAGTCAGAAAGCGCGGTTTTGAATCAATATCAGAGCTAAAAGATTACAACATTGGTTTGATAAATGAACAAGCTGAAGCCGAATTTGAAGTAATAAAAGAAAAAAATCAAAAAGAAATTGATGCCGAAAAATCAAAGCAAGACAAGATCACAGCTATTGCCAAAAAATCAGCAGATCAAAGGCTACTTGAAGGATTGAGAACTGAAAAGCTTGCTCGCGATGCGTTTACATCACTGCAAAACGAATTAGCAGCAGAAAACAACCCAGCAGAGCTAGCCAGACAGCAAATGCAAGCGCGTCTTGATGTTATACGTGAGTATTATCAATTAGAGAGCTTGGAAGCAGCAAAGGCCACACAAGCAGGCGTTGCAGCAGTATTAAGTTATAAAAAAGCCATAAAAGATGATGATTTATTTGGCACATTAACCAATTCATTAAGTGGATTGCAAGATCAAGTTAGCGGCACATTAGGCCAAATGGCACTAGGTATGACTGATGGCGATGATGCAGCAAAAGCACTAGCCAGAACCATAGTTACTCAATTAACAGGATCAATGATTAATTATGGTATTGAGCAGGTAATAGCTTACGCCACTGGTGCCACTGCAGCCACAGCCGCAGAGGGTGTTAAAGCTCTTGCAGTAACGGGAGGCATAGCAACTCAGACTTTAGCAGCAACAGCTGCCACGGGTGTTTTGACAACGGCAGGAGTAGCATCAGGCGGTGCAATTGCAGCGGCAATGGCACCCGCAGCCGCAGCAACTTCAGTAGCTACTGCCGGTGCAGCACCAGCGGCAGCAACACCCATAGCACTAGGCACAATAGGCGCAATTATAGCTGCGATTGTTGGAGTAACTGCAATAGCAGGCGCAAGGGAAAAAGGTGGACCAGTATCAGGTGGCCGCACTTATTTGGTAGGTGAGAAGGGACCAGAATTATTTACTCCCGGAGCAACTGGTCAAATTACTAGCAATGATAAAATGAATAAATTTAGCGGTAACAGCGAACTCATGCAACCCACTATGATCGTCAATATAAATGGTAAAGCAGATGATGATGTTTTTGCCCAGATAGATAGACAGCGTAAAAAGTTTGGCCGCATGGTTCAGCAAGTAATGAAAACACCTTTCTAAATAAAATCAAACTCAAATAAAGCCGCTTAATTGCGGTTTTTTGCATTTAGGATAATCAATTGACTTTTAGACTCACAGATTTTGCCAGCGTAACAATTACGCAAGTGGTAGACATTCGCACGCCTGGCA